TGGCAGAGACCCGCGCTACCTCTCTGACCAACCCGGGTAGCACTGTCACCTTCAACATCTACAACGACCTCACCGCGGACACCACGACTCTTACCGAGAACGTGATTCCGGACTCGGTGGCGGTCCCCAGCACGAGCACCGTGTCTGTGACCATCAACGAGATGGGCAAGACGGTCATCCCGACCCTGCTGCTCCGCACCCTGACCTTCTCCGACGTGGACCCGGCTGTTGCCAACCTCGTCGCTCGGGATCAGGCGGAATCGGTGGACCTTCGGGTTCGTGCTGTTCTCGACGCTGGCACCAACGTTGCTCGAAGCAACGCGGGTGTTCCGTCTACGTCGAAGGCTCTGAACACCCTCACCACGGGTGACGTGTTCAAGTCCCAGATTCCGTCCACCATCGTCGCGAAGATGCGCGGTGCGAACGTGATCGAGAAGATGGGTGGCAACACCTTCGGCGCGTTCATCCACCCCGACGTGGCTTACGACTTCCGTCGTGAGACCGGTGAGCTCGGTTGGCGCTACCCGCACAACAACGTCGCTCCTGACAGCCTCTGGCTTGAGCAGGTTGGCGTGTTCGGTGGCGTCTCGTACATCGAGTCCCCCCGCTGCAAGGTGGCGAACGACGGTGCCTCTAGCAAGGCTGTCTACCGGACCTACTTCTTCGGTTCGCAGTGTCTTGCTGAGGTCGTGGCTGTCGAGCCGCACATCATCATCGGCCCGGTCACGGACCCGATGATGCGATTCCGTCCGCTGTCGTGGCACGGCATCGCCGGTTGGAACGTCTACCGTCAGGAAGCTCTCTGGCGCGTGGAGACCGTTTCCACCATCGACACCTTCTGAGTGTCTTGGGCGGGGGCCCTTCGGGGCCCCTGCCCTCCTCAATGCAACCCTGACATGCAGGAGTCGGCATGGCCACATTCAAACCGCCGACGCACGAGGAGCCGATCCGCACGACGGAGAAGCCGTTGTGCTATTACCGGCTCACTTACGCGAACTCCATTGTTCGCATCGGGGGCGTTCTCACCTCCGTTCGTACTCCGACGCAGGACATCCTCACTGCCGCTGGCAAAGAGGGAGTCGATTTCTTCTTGGGTGGCCGCACCTACACGGTGACCAGTGCCACCGCTACCGAACTGACTAATGCCGGATTCGGAAGTGGTCTGTCGTGAGAATCTTCCATGTTCGCTTCCCGATCATGAAGCACATCGAGAACAGCTTGCGGGGAATTCGCAAGGCTGCGCGTCTTGGCTATGACGCCATCGACCTCGACATTCTGATCACCAAGGACGGCGTGATTGTCGTCTGTCACTGGGACCGTCCGCTTCTCAAGGATCAGTTCTACGATCCGGCCCGCAAGATTCAGCTGCACGACATGGTGCGTGAGCTGACGTGGGAGCAGGTTAAAGGCCTTCGCGCTCCGGGCGGCTATCGCATTCTGCGAGTAGAGACCGCTCTGGCTGCGTGCGCCCGCGCACGGATTATCGCCTACCTCGAACCCAAGGACGACCCGCGGTTCGCCGCGGATGAGCCGTGGCAGCACATCAAGACCGTCGCCGCCAAATACGGCACCAAGGTCCGCGTTCGCGCTCTCTCGTACAACCGAGCCGCGCTGCCGTTCGCACGGCGCGCAGGTTTTCGCACCAACGTTATTTGGAGGAAGAAGTGAAGTTCATTACCGCCCGTTGGTACGGCGGGGTTCAGGACAAGATCAAGTGGATCGTTCTTCACTCCACCGTTGGCCCCTGCGAAGACGGACAGGCTGAGATTGTCGCCAACTTCTTCGCCCACGAAGAGAACAAGACCTCTGCGCACTACGTCGTTGACCCGCACGCCCGCGTGCAGTGTGTCCCCGAGGATCACGTCGCCTATCACTGTGGCTACAACGAGAGCTCTCTCGGCCTTGAGATGTGCGACAACCCGGCCAACAAGGACGGCTCTCCTGCACCAGTGACCCGCTGGGACGACACCAACCATCGACTGATGGAAGTCAACGCGGCTCACCTTGTCGCCCGCCTGTGCCTCAAGCACGGCGTGCGGCCTTGGTTCGTGGGACGCCTCGGCCTGCTGGCCGGGATCAAGGGCGTGACTACGCACGCGAAGATGTCGAAGGCCTTCAAGAAGTCGACCCACTGGGACCCGGGCACGTGGCGTCGTCGGCGCTTCATGCGCGAGGTCCGCGCTCACTACAAGTACCTCAAGTCTCGTGGTTGATAGCTACGTCCACCTTCGCCAGATCGGGACTCCGACTGGTAATCCCCAGACTGGCGGCCAGCTCTTCTACGTCAAGAGCGACGGGTACGCGTACACCAAGGACGCCAGTGGGACCGAGGTCAAGATCGGGCGAGCTGCTGACATCACGAGCGCGGTAGCGGCTCACGCAGCTCTGACCACCACGCACGGCGTAGCCGGTGCGCTGGTTGGGACGACCGATACACAAACCCTTACCAACAAGACGCTTAGTTCGCCCAAGCTGAGTGGCACGGTCCTAGACAGCAATGGCAACAACCTAGTAGGGCTTTCAGCAACGGCGAGCGCCGTCGACTACCTGCAGGTCGCCAACGCCGCTGCGGCGGGCACACCGGCCCTAAGTGCCGTGGGCACCGATACCAACATCGGTATCAATCTCACGCCAAAGGGCACCGGCAAGATCACCTCCACCGGGGCATTCGCGGTCTCGGCGGGAACTCGGTCTGTTCGATTGAGTGCATCTGCGGGACTGACGCTCTCCACTACCGCAACTCTGGTTCCCGGGCTAACGACGTCAATAACGCCCGCCTCTGCATCCGAGGCATATTTCGTCATGGGGACCTTGGACTGCAACCAAGGAGCCAACGTCATCGTTGGCGAACTCTTTATTGATGGCGTTGCTGACTCTTCTCAAATCATCGTTGCAGTGGCTTCTGGAAACCGAATCACCGCATCGCAGTCTTGGCTGCCCGTCAACCTTTCTGCCGCCGCTCACACCATAGAACTGCGGGCCCGGTCAGTGACGGCGGCCAGCGGTTCCCTTAACGGCACGCATTCGACGTTGACAATCATCCGCGCTTTTTGATCCAAAGGAAGGCCACCAAAATGCTTGGCGAGAATTGTTCAGCGTCCTGCAGGACGAAGGATCACGCAACCTTCGGTGAATGCGTTCGGTCGAAGAATCTCAAGACCGCGTACATGCAGGAATGGAAGGGCAAGGACGCGACCGCACAGAAGCGTGCGGACAAGAACCTTGACCAGTACGAGACGGCTCGGAAGTACGGCATTCAGCCGAAGTCAACACGTCCCGCAGACGTACAGGCTGCGGTTCGCCTCAGTGAGAAAACAGGAACCGCCTTCAAGGCGTAAGGAGTAAAACATGGCTAGGCTTCATGGAGCGCGAACCTTCGCCGTCATTCAGGCGTCAGCGGCCAAGACGGCGACGTTCCAGACCCCCGCATTTGATGAGGGCAATATGGACACCGTTAACGTCCTCATCAATGTCACGGCGGTCTCTGGTACCTCTCCGTCAATGACGGTGAACGTTGAGTGGTCGCATGACGGTTTGACGTGGTTCAAGGGCGACCCTGCGGATGCATTCACTGCGATCACCGCGACCGGTGCCGTGTGCAAGCAGTTCGCGACCAAGGGCCTTTATGCCCGCCTCAACTGCACCATCTCCGGCACCACGCCGTCGTTCACCTTCGCGGCATACTCCGTCGTCGGGAGCTGATTAAATGTCCACCCTTGGCGACCTGATCAACAGCATCGCCTCGTCGCTGCACTCGTACAGCGGAGTTCAGGAGAACAGTACCTACCTGACCTCTAGCGTGCTTAGCACTGACCTCACCTTCCCTGTCGCGGCTAGCGATTCGGTGATGCGTGGGATTGCCGAGGTTGACGACGAGCTTGTGTACGTCGACACGGCGGCGAATGGCGCGCTGACCATCACGCCCTTTGGGCGGGGTTACCGCGGCACCACCGCGACGTCACACGCTCAGAACACTCAGGTCATCTCGGACCCGTCGTTTCCGCGGGCCGAGATTCGCAAGGCCATTGATCAGGCGATCTTGGGGATGTACCCCAACCTCTTCCAGATCAAGACCACCGACCTGACCTACTCGCCGTCTCCGGTGGGCTACTCGCTCCCCGCCGACGTGGACGACATCCTCGATGTGAAGTTCCTCGTCACCGGAGACCCGGTGAACTACTGGCAGCCGATCTACAACTACTCCCTCGACACCACATCGCCGCTGACGAACGGCAAGGCGCTCAACCTGTTCGACTTCCTGCCAGCTGGCTCGACCATTCGGGTTGTCTATCAGGCTCCGTTCGGCACGTTCGCCTCGACCTCCGACACACTCACGTCGATTGGTCTCAAGGAGGACTGGGCCGACCTGATCGGCTACGCGGTCACATCGCGCATGGTGCGCTTCCTCGACCCGGCCCGTCTTCAGATTCCTGCCGTGGAGAACGCCTCTCGCTCCCAGTACGTCGCCGCTGGCGACGCAGGCAAGGTCGCCAACCAGCTCTACGCGATGTACCAGCAGCGACTTGCTGAGGAGCGGAAGCAACTGCTGACGCTCATTCCGTCCCGAATCAACTTCCAGAGGTAACAGATGGCTCTGCGGTACTACGCGAACGCCCCGGCGACCACCCTCAACGGAAGCGTCACCAACGTTGCGACCTCGATTGTCGTCACGTCGGCCACGGGTTTCCCCATCTCCTTCCCGTACACGCTGATCCTCGACCGAGGGACCTCGACCGAGGAAGCGGTCTCGGTCACTTCTGCTGCGGGCAACGCGCTCACCGTGACTCGGGCTATTGACTCCACGACCGCGTTTGCTCACGCCAACGGTGCAACCGTGGAACATGGCATCACGGCACAGGATATCCGTGAGTCGAACCTGCACATCAATACGAGCAGTGGTGTGCACGGCATTGGCGGCTCCGTGGTTGGAACCAACGACACGCAGACGCTGACCAACAAGACGCTCAACCTGACCAGCAACACGCTGAGCGGCACGACCGCGCAGTTCAATACCGCGCTTAGCGACAACGACTTTGCAACGCTGGCCGGAACCGAAACGCTCACAAACAAGACGCTGACGTCTCCGAAGATCGGCAGCGACATCCTCGACACCAACGGCAACAAGCTCTTGGGCACGAGCGCCACCGCGAGTGCGGTGAACTACCTCAGCGTCTTGAACTCCGCTGCCACCCAGCGCGTCCAGCTGCAGGCTCTTGGAACCGACACCAACATCTCGATTGACATTGTGCCGAAGGGCACCGGGACGGTTCGGGCAGGCAACGTCGATGTGGTCACCGTTTCTGGCAACCAGAGCCTGACTAACAAGACTCTCACCGCTCCGGTCATCACTTCGCCCGGTGCGACCAGCGATACCACCGGCGACTACATCGGCGGCACTAGGACGGTCGTCAAGCCCTCCGACCAAACCGTCACATCTTCCACGACCTTCACCAACGACAGCGCACTGACCCTAAGCGTTGTTGCCAATGCGACCTACATCCTTGAGGCCTCATATCAGGTGGTCGCTGGCGACTCAGGTGGTGGCACGTACCCGGGTGGTGAAAAGGCTCAGCTCACATTCCCTGCTGGCGCAAACATCTACACGGCACCACAGACTGCCGTAGCGACCCCATATGTCGTTTTCAACAACGGCCCCGGTGGACCGAGTGCTTGGTTCTCCACGACGACCCCGTTGATCTTTACGACCGCTGGAACAGCTGGGAGCGTTACCTTCCAGTTCGCCCAGAACACCTCTAGCACATTCGGCGCAACAGCGAAGGCGACTTCGTACCTGCGTCTTACTCGGGTGGCCTGATGTCTTTTCCGAAGCGACTACCGACCCCACTGGGGCAGCGAATCGCTTCCGCTTCTGGCGCGCTCTACAGCAGGCAGGGGCGGGAGTTCGATCTCGCCATCGGCGGCATCCCTTTCATGCTGGCCACGATCAACGATCTCCCTCAGAGCATCGAGACGATCAAGGTCCGCAAGGACCAGTTCGACATCGAAGACCCGGGCGAGCAAAGCCTGAGTGGTTGGTGGCGGCGGTCCCAGTCCTCGTTTCACGAAGGCGCTGGCGACCTTTACGCCGAGACGACAGGGCAGACGATTCACCCAAGCAACTCCTTCTACACGTCGTCTGGGATCGACGTGTTTAGCACCAAGGGACAGTTCACTCTGCTCAAGGCGATGAAGCAGGGCTCCGGCCCTGCCGCGTCCTACTCCCGGATCAGGTGCTACACGAACGGCTTTTCTGCAATCGGAGACGGCACGCTGCAGAACACCGCGAACGCCTCGGGGCCGTTCGCATCCCTGCACGCTCCGGGCGGCAAGACCATTGTCGACGGCCTCATCTCGAACACCACGTTCTACGACGTGGCCAGTGACGGCACGCTCTACAAGGGCTTGGTGTCGAGCCCCGGTACGGCTACCTCGTGGCCGCTGGGCTCTGCAGCCACTCGCCTGACGTGGGGCAAGTACCGGCTGTGGGTGATCGGCGGTACCAAGATTTGGCAGCCGGACCTGACACTGGCTGGCGGCACCACCCAGAACCCCATCTTCACTCACCCGAACGACGGCTGGACCTACACGTGCATGGCCGAGGGCCCCTCCGTCATGTACTTCGGTGGTCACGACGGAGCCGTGTCCACCATTCAGGCGATCACGCTCGACGGCTCTCTGACCACTGCGCCCTATCTGTCGGGCGCTACGACCACCGCCACGTTCCCCGATGGGGAGCTTGTGCAGGAGATTGCGGTCATCGCCGGAGAGTTCATCGGCATCGGCACTAACCGCGGGTTCCGCGTGGGCCAGATCAACGCAGACGGC